GGGAAATGGGAATTTTTTCCTCTTGTATTCGACTGCGGATAGCTCCCCGGTGTCAACACAGAGAACCCGCCAGCCATCCTTTGCAGATGGAGAGCTTGGGAGGTGAATAGCCTCAATCACTGTCACGGGATCGGCTAGGCTCTCAAAGCCCGACTCCTCTTCCCTTATCAGCCCAGCCCCCTTGATTTGGGTCATCTTTTTCTTATACTCAGGATCTCCGGCTAGCACTTCTCTACCTATCGTCTTGACGCGGTATATTTGCCTCGGTCTGCCGTACTTGGCATCAACCGGGTCAAACCACAGTTCCTCTGGGAAAACTCTCTCAACCGTAGGTGTGGGATTCTCAGGGTCACTCCAATCAGTGTATACGTGTACAGGCCCGTTGCCAAAAATACAGGCATCCCTAAAGACTTTACGAGTCTTTTTATACACGTCACAAGCCCAGAATTGCCCATCAACAAATTGGGTCAACTTCTTAGCCTGCTCTTGCAATCCCCATTTGCCACCCTCTGTGAGAAATTGCGCCCTGGGACGGTTGGAGGAAATCTTGCTTGTTGCTGCGTCAATAACTGATTTGATGACATTCAGGGATAGGCGCTCCTCAAAATCCATGTGTTCATGGACATACTCACCACCGCTAAAGCCGAGGATTTTAGACGACCCATACAACCTCATATTCCGTAGGTTTCTGTCTGTCCTCCAGGCACTTGTGTTTATCAAGTGTCGTACGGCCCCAAATACACCCTCATGTCTTGAGCCTTTATCAAGCTGCCACCAACGAGTATTTTTATTGATTTCGTATGTCATTTATCGCCCCGCTGAATGCATGAGAAGGTCTTCATACTCTTGCTTATCTAGTTCAAGCCTGGCCCTCTTGTCTTCTTCTGTCTCTGGGATGTCTCTAACTTGTTGGTTTTTGAATGCTTCTTCTTCTTTTTGCCAATCCTCTGCCATGGCAAGATATTCATCTTTTTCATTCCTATGCAAATGGGGAATAACCAAGCTTGGATCTAGCCCGTGAGATCTAAAAAATGAAATCAATAGCCTGAAATCATCTAAAATCATTGCTGGTCCACCAATTCGTAATTCCAGACAGCAAGGATCTCAAGCAGGACAGGATTGACACCTAGACTCAAGAGAGGGATAGGATTCAATCCGTCAAGCCAAGTGTAGAGAGTCCAAAGGCCAGGGTCGATTGAGAGATTGTTCCCAGCCCCGCCCAGCTCGATCGCGGCCCTCTCTGTCCCGTGGTTTTTGATTGCAATTGTGGTAGCCGGCTCTACTGAGACGCTTGCAACGGGTGCATAAAGACGTTTGTGTGTGACCCTAACCTCTGTCGAGGATCCATACCTGTAGGTAATGAACCTTGCCAGGTCCTTGAGGTTGTCGTCATCATCCCGGAACTGGAACTCAGGTAAAACGTCTAGCATCATAGCTTTTTCCCCACAACCGTTATATGGGCGTCAACCGATTCGTCCGCATCGTCACAAATAAGAGCAATGTCAACCGTTACGTCAGGCTGGCAAATAGCCACGCTTTCGCCCGGGGGGATAAGATTGACGTAGTTTGTTCCAGAAATGGCGTCGTCATAGTCGAATTCAAGATAATGAGTGTCGTCTGTGTTTTGAATGATGACTTGCTTTACCTCGGAGTACCAGTCTAGCAGGATGGTGTCCCCTACCACGTCCCAGATATCAGGAATGTAGTACTCGTCAACCACGTCACAGGAATTGACCTCTGTTTTGAAAAGGACGGTCTTAAAGCTATCAGCGTCCGGACCGAATTGAGCGTGTAGCTGGCTTAGTGTTCTCTCATTCGCCATCTTGTAGCCACCGTTTTCTTACTGTGCGTTTGCGGGCCTTTATCTTCTCGTCTGGCTTATCAATAGTGGATAGCTCCATTTTGTACCCATCAACCATAACCTGGGTATTCTGGTTAGCCATCTTTTCCCAAACGTCCAAAGGGAAGTAGACCACAACAGCCTTTACCATTTTTTCGCTCATTGCTCCCACCATTCCTCCCCCTGTTTTTGATTGAAAGCGTCCTCTTCCTTTTTCATCATGTCATCTGCAATCGAATCCGTATACTCGGTCGTCCCGAACTCTGGCCTGACCTCACGTGGTTGCCATGCCCAATGCTTAGCTTCTCTGTAGCCGTAGAGCCCCGCGTCTGTGTCATCATTCACAAACCTGGGGTCTTCTCTCCTGCGGTCCCCTGTAAACTTTTCCGACCATTGCAGGGTTTGGAGCGTATGCTTCATCGGAGACTCGGCCCTGATATGTAAGATCCCAAGTTTAAAATCACTATTCATTAAATCGATATTAGCGTTTTTCTCTTTCTTCTCAGCAGGTTGCAGGTTGCAACCAAACCTTTGGTTTAGCTCTTTGGTGATTGCTTTGCCCAGGGCTCCCGTGTCGGCGGGCTCTGCTATCGGGTCAAATCTCTGTTCCACATCTCTGATAATCCTGCCCCAATCACTTACCGTCAATCCTGCTTTTTTGTAGGTATATACTTCGTATAAGTCCGGAAGGTCTCGGCAAAACGCCCAAACGACCACGGCAAAACAGTCATCATGCCCGAAGTCAACTCCTGCGACATATTCCCAAGTATAACCATCTGGGAGTGTTCCATCGTAGTCGTTTTTGGAAGGTTCGTATTTGTAGACAAGCCCTCCCTCGTCCCTAACCCATTTTCCAAGCCATTCCCTCTGGTACGTGGGGTGGTCTTCATTCCAGCCTCTCTTTGTTCTGTGGCCCTCTAGCCAAGCTCTGGCTTCTTCTCTCCAGTTGTCCCGCCCTCTCCATCTTGGAAAATAGGGATTGTCTAAGATAGTCCCGTGATGATTAGACCAACCAGGGATTGCGCCTGTTGACGCGTCATGGAAATACCCACAGCAACTAGCGTTTGGCGTACCAGACAGAACCAAGGTCCCGTCATAATCTGCCAAGGCCGGGTCCAAAACCTCGTCCACTAGATCCTCAAAATTGGCTCCAATTGCTTGGGCTTCGTCCACCTCTACCCTACGATAAGCGAAGCCCCTGAGCCTTTCAACGTCTCTGTCGTCATTTGCACCCATAAGCCATATCTGAGCACCATTTTTATGTCTAGCGATCAACTCTGTGGCTTGAAACTCGTAAGGCAGGTCCTCTTGACTTGCCATCCACTGGAGTTTTCCCCACATGAGCCTCTTTGCTTGATTTTTCGTTGGGGCCACGTAGGCAATTATCGACTCGTCCCCGCCCTTGGCCGGGTTGTTTTCTGCACTCTTGGCCAGTCTTTTTCCTGTACCCGTGGTTTTACCTGTCCGACGGCCGCAGTCATTTGTGATTCTCTTGGACGGATCGTTGGCCACTGCCATCTGTTGATCGTGAGATCCCTCAAGCAGATCTGGAGGTGGGACAGGCAAGTCAAAAAACCTGTCTCTCTCCGCATGTCTAGGTGGCCGCCAGCGTACCAATTACTTCCCCTTTTTCTTGTCCTTTGATTTGTTTGACTTTTCCTCTTTATCGAGCCTGACTGGCTTCTCTTTTTCTTCTTTTTTGGCTGCTAGGTCTAGCACCGGGACGGGATCCTCACTGTCTCCAGTCAATGCCTGCTCCGGAGGCACCCAGCCACCGCTACCGTCCGACACCTTCGGCCCTGAGCGATTGAGAGCGTCAAGGCCCTCTGTGTTGAGTCCAGACTCAACCTGGACCCTACCACCGGGCAAGTAGCCTGGCTTGATTGAGGGGACGGGCTCTTGGTCCTGCTTAGGCATTTGCCAATTGAAGCAAGCCTTGGGGATTCCCATCTCTTCTCGGTCGAAAGGCTCCATAACGCCTATGTTGTCCCTGGGAATAAGCTCTGTCTTGTCTTTTATAGTGGCTGTGACGACTTGCCACTCTGGCAAATACCAGAGGGTCATCCCCTCTTTTCGTATCTCATCCGGCCCCAGCGTTTTCCTGGTTTTGCCCAAGATGTGAGGGTGGGAGGTTCCTTGTAATACTACTTTCTTTAGTCTTATCGGCTTCATGAATTAACCTCTTGAAGTGGGATGGTTTAAATATTACGTTGGTCATCTTTTCACATATTTTTGTCCAGTTTGCAAGCGTCCATTCCTTGCTGCCTATCAATTCCGTAGCCACGCCATAGCGCCTGAAATCCTTTTTGACATAAGCAAAATAGACAGCGTTTCTATCCGAACAGGCCCAGCCAAACGCCTGGTCGTCGTTTTCCTCGTTGCATGCAATTCTAAATATTTCAGGCTTTTTGTGGATAAGTAGTTTTATCACGTTTGACAACTTGGGTATGTAGGACTCCCTGGGCATCCATGGGTCAATCTGAGACTGGCCCCGGAAGGTCTGAATCCAAGAGGCTATGATAAAGTTTCTGTCGTCCTCTGTCTGAATGCCACGGATTTTGATGGGGATATCAGTCAAGACCTGTCCTTCCGCTTGATTACGTCGTAGCCAAGCCGGTTAAATTTCTTAATATACTTCTGTAAGAGCTGTTCGTCGCTGGGGTCAATATCCTCTGACTGAGTTCTCTGGAGATAGACGGCCTCCATCTTGTTGTCAAGATCGATAGCTGTCATGGCTTCCCTGTCTGGACCGTCTTTGACAATCTTCCTGAGCTTCTCTTTTTTGTCCTCAAGGGTAAGGCCGACTTTTTTGTCGAGGCGTTCCTCTTGCCTTCTGATAGCGTCCTGTACGTGCTTGTATCTACTGTCATTTACCAACCTCGATGAATACACGTCCGGTTCTGAATAACCTGCTATCCTGGCCGCTTCTGTTGCGGACCCTGCTGTCGGTAGATTGCGAACAAAAGTCTTTTGTTTTTCTGTTAGTGTCCCTTTTTTTTTAGCCACGTCTTCCAAGGTAAGGGAGGCAGGAGGGGAGTGTCAAGGGAAATTATTCCTATTGAGTCTTCTGTATCACTGTGTATCCCATACCCTCAAGCGCCATCTCAACCTCCCTGTTACCCGTGGAACAATTCAACCAAGCGTCAAAAACAGCCGAGCAACTACTGCAGCCACCGTGATTGATACGCATACAATCAGACCTATATTTGAAATTCTCAACTGCTTTATTACCTTCTCTTTGTCAATGAGGACATAGTAAAGCTCTTTGTGTAACCTGTATAATTCCATATCCCTTGCTGTCCCAAAGTACGGATCTGCGTCCTTATCTGGAAGCCATGCTTCAAGCCCATATTTTTTCTTTTGTTTTTCCATCTCAATCCTCGACAACC